GCGCCCGGGCGCGATCAAGATGCAGCCTGGAATGGCGATTCCAACCGAGGACCCCAGCTCCGTCAATGTCGTGAAGCTGAATCCGAACCTGGCCTATGCGGAAGCCCGCCAGCAGGACGTCCTCGCGACCGGGGAGCGCGTGACTGGCATCACCGATCAATCGCTCGGACGCGCCGTAGACCGGCCCAACGCCCCCCGCACTGCCACCGGGCAGCTCGCTCTGATCGAAGAAGGCAACGTCCGAGCCTACCTGGATTCCACGATTTTACGTGAGGACATGGAGCAGATCATCTCCGATATCTGGGACCTGGACTGCGACCTGGTGCCGAAGACGGAACCGGGGCTGTTCTTCCGCGTGACGGAGGAGCAGGCTAACGGGCTGTTCGATGTGAAGCAGGGCGGCGCCTACATGACGCCCAAGGAATTTGGCGGCCGCTATGACTTCCGGCTGAAGTTCGCCACTTCCGTCTATGCGCGCCAGGCGAAGAAGCAGGAGTTCCTGGCGTTCTACCAGGCTGCCGTGCAGAACCCGCTGTGTATGCAGAACCCCACGGCACTGTGGGCCCTCCTGAACATGCTGGCCAAGCAGTTCTCGATCGACTTCGAGGATATTATCCCGAAACCCCCGGAACTCGATCGACCGAAGCAGCCATCCGAAGAGTGGACGGAAATGCTGGAAGGCCAGACCGTCGAAGTTAATCCCCAGGATCACGACGACCTGCACCTGCAGCAGCATATCCAGCAGCTCGAGGACGAACGGAAGGATCCGGACCGCGATGTCCAGGCGATCGGCCTGATGGTCAAGCACATCCTGGATCACCAGCAACAGAAGCGCACGAAGATGCTCATGCAGGCCCTTACCAGCCAGCTCATGAATTCGGTGATGCCCCAGCCTCAACCTGGCGTTGATCCGCAAATGCAGCAGCACCTGGCGCAGATGTACCAAGTCCAGCAGGGGATGGGCGCGCCCCAGCTGCAGCCGACCCCGGGCCCGCCCGGGATGGGCGTTCCGCCCCAGGAAGTTGGCAGCCAGCAGGCGCCGCAGCCTCAGGAAGGGATGATGTGAGAAACCGAGGGTCTGTTCTTCTTTCGTTCGAAGCCGTGGGGAAGATGCTCCATCTTCGCGATGGGCTTACCGTAATCAACGCCATGGTGAATCCAGGGGACGAAACCGTGGAGTTTTTTGTTGCGGGTGAGGGACTGCCTGCTTTGCAACGTCGCGAGACCATCGTGCGTTTCCGGCTGGCGGAATTATCCGATTGGGAGCTTCAGTGACAGACCCCGATCCCGCCGATCTGGACGCGCTCCAAGAGCTGGTCCGCTCGCCGGGCTTTCAGCTTTATGCGGCCCGCATTAACGAGGAGCTGGAACGGCGCCGCGCGGAACTTGAAACCGCCGAGAAGCTGGAGGCGATTAAGGGAAGCCAAGGCCTGATCAAGGGCCTGCGAATCGCCCTGGAGATCCCTGGAATTCTGATCGAAGAGGTCAAAGCTCAGTTATGAAAACGACTTTCAACATTCAGTTTTGCGTCTATGGCCCGGCACAGCCCGGGCAGTCGGCACAGCATCGCCCGATGGTGTCGAGCGGATCCAAGAACGTTCTGGCGGGGGATGCGGACGGCAACCCGGCCATCGTTAACGCCATTAAGAGCCTGCTCCTGGCCCACCCGGAAGCCACTATTACCGGCGTCCAGCAGGCCCATGTGATCGACCTGGAGTCCTAACGATGAACCGAATCCCGAAGAAGCAGGCCGCGGCCGTCGCGGCGAAGAAGAAGGGCAAGAAGCCCGCGTCTAGGGTACAGCCCCAGTGGGCGGGTATCGCGAACCAGATGCTCAACAAGGGACCGGCCGGCGGGCCTGGCGGCTGTTAGATGGCGGCCGCCGTCATCATTGGCGAGCAATGTCCGTACTGCACGAAGTTCCGCTCCCCGCGGGACGTCATTCACATGCCGGGCGGAGCGAAGATCTGCACGCATTGCGAAATGCGGCATATCGAAGCCCTGCAGGCACTCTCCACCGGCCAGTTCCTCGGGGAATGCTCGGAGTGCGGCAAGACAGCCGAGGAACTACGCAGCGCGAGCGGGGAGATGGCGGTGCACTTCGAAGGTGGCCGTTACCGCGTGATGTGCGCGGCATGCGACCGCAGCTACGTCCCCAAACGAAAAGAACTCTACGGGCATACCGAATTCGGACATGCCCTTGGATTGGATAAATGATCATCGACGGAAACGTTCTCGAAAACGAGACAACCACACCCCCAGTGCCCGATAAGGGCCAGGGCAAAGAGGAAACGGTAACTCTCACCAAGGCCGAAGTGGAATCACTGCGGCGCGAGCGTGACGAAGCCAGACAGAGCGAGCGGTACTGGGCAGAGCGGGCCCGATCGCCCAGAACTCCGGAGCCCCAGGCAGAAGAGCGGAACGAAGTCGACGCCCGCGAGTTCATGGAAGACGACGACACGGCAGACGGCGTCCAGGATGACACCCCGGCCAAGTTCGTCGACGAGATTGCCTCGCAGGGCATGGCGGCGCTCGAAAAGCGCGGCCTGATCTCACGGAAAGAGGCGGTGCGGATCGCGACCGAAGCCGCGGTGAAGGTGTCCCGGGAGCTGATCGGGCGAGAACGCCAGAAGATCACCTCCGACGCCCAAATCATGGGCGAGTTCCCGGAATTGAAGGATCAGAACTCGGAGCTCTTCAAGGAAACCGCCAAGCGCTACCAGCGCGCCGTGGCGATGGACCCGAACGCGGCGAAAACGCCGGCGGCGCTCTATCTCGCGGCGGAAGCAGCGCGCGAAGCCCTGAAGGCCAAAACACCCCCGCCCCGTCCCCGTGAAGACGACCGCGAAGACGAAGCGGACCGCCGGCGGCGCGCCGATTCGCAGGACGGCAGAACCCGCGGCCGATCGCAGCAGGAGGACGATACCGACATGCTGGGCCCGGAAGCGCAACAGGTCATGAAGGCGATGGGGATCACAGAGCAGGAGTTCCGGGACAGCCAGAAGTTGATGGGCGGCGGTAGATCGCGGCAGGGAGGCAGACGGTAATGGCAAAGAACAGATTGACCGAATCGGAGCGCGCGGCGGCCTATGAAGCGGCGGGCATCCCCGACTCCAAGCCCTTCGTGGCGGCGGATGCGACCGAACCCAGCATCATGAACTGCCACATCAACGGCGTCCTGGTGCGGGATCTCGAGCTCGATCCCCAGGTGATTGCAGCTCTGGACTACTACGCGACCGATGAAGGCGTGGCGGAAAAGAACGCTCGGCCCATGGTCCGGGAAGCATCCGGCGTATCCCTCGGAGCAGACCCCTTCGATAAATCTCTGCAGCAGAAGCGCGACGACGTGAAAGAGCGCGGCATGGAGCTGTACGAAGCCCGCGACCCACTGCGGGAAGTGGCCAACCGGCACATGCAGCCGGGGATGAAGCCCAAGTTCCTGTCGGCCAAGCGAGTGCAGGAAAGCGGCGGCACCGGGGATTACGAAGTCGTCAAGGACTCCAACGGCGACCCAGTGAAGGTCCGTGGCATGATCCTCGGGCAGGTTCCGGTAGAACGCGCCAACGCGCGGAACCGGCACTTCCGCGAGAAGGGCAACCAGATTCTGAAGCAAATCGGCGAAACGTACAAACGTGAAGGCGGGGTAACCGCCGTCGCCGATCAGTAAAAGGAAAAACGAAATGACCATACGCGCAAAGATGACGCTGCAGGGCGTGTTTTCGAATCAGTGGGGCGGCATGAAGGCATTCTTTAGCTGCCAATACGACCCGAACAAGGAAGAGGACAAATCCTTCCAGAAGGCGACCCCCAGCGGTTCCGCCGAATTCCAGATCGATAATCCCACCGTGTTTCCGCATCTGGTGATTGGAAAGGCGTATTACTTCGACATCACCCCTGCCGATAAGTAGTATCGATTTTTAAACATCAATCCCGCGAAGCAGGCGCGTCCAACTTCGTCCCTTATGGGCATCCGGACGTGATCCGACCTCAGTCAATGCCAATGTCTTCGCTCCATGAGGCAACAATTCCAACTTTTGGAGTGAACTATCTATGGCAAACGTAAATGCACCGTTCGGCTTCCGGCCGACGATGCGAACCTTTTCGGGCGGGGCCGGCACACTGGTCCCCGCGCACAAACTGGTCGGCTATGGCACCGCGCTGTTTAAAGGCGATGCTGTTACGCACGCGGCCGCCGGCACCAAGCCGACGCTCGCGATCGACGCGGCCATCACCCCCGGCACCACCCCGGTTCTCGGCGTCAATCTGATCTACGGCGCGGCCTCGACGGCCACCGATCACACCATCGTGAAGGCTAAGGACGCCGTCTTCATCGTCCAGGGCGACGGCACGGGCGCCACCTTCCTGGTAGCCGCCAGCCTGAGCAAGACGGCCAACATCGCGCTCACCGCGGGCAATACCTCGACCAAGGTCTCCAAGCACTCGCTCTCCGAAACCTCGCTTGCGACCACCAACACGCTGGACCTCAAGGTTCAGGGGCTTTTCCAGGCGCCCGATAACGCCCTGGGGCAGTATGCCAAGGTCTTTGTGACCTTCAACAACTTGGTCGAATCCGACCAGAAGGCGGGCATCTAACATGCAGATCAGAGGACAATTTTCCGACTTCTTCTTCGAAACGATGCTGCCGGCCCTCAATGCCAAGATCTGGCAGAACTTCAAGGCCAAGAAATCGATGGCCAAGCTGGTCCTGGGCTCGGACACCACCACCCGCTCGATCGAGCAGTTTTCGCAGATGACCGGCGTCGGACTCCCGACGGCCGTGGGCGAAGGCGAGGACACGCCGACCGACAACTTCGTTCAGGGGTTCAACAAGACCTTCAAGCCCGTGAAGTACGGGCTCGGCATTGCGGCTTCCCAAGAGCTGGTGGAAGACGACAAAATGGGCATCATCAGCAAGCGCACCGTTGCTCTGTCCAATTCGATCTTCCAGGCCCGCGAGATCCAGGCCGCGTCGGTGTTCAACAACGCCTTCGACGGCACCAACTACCCCTTGCCGGATGGTAAGGCCCTCTGCGCCTCGGACCATCCGCTGATCAAGGCCGGCGGAACCCAAGCCAACCTGATCTCCGTGGCGGCCGACCTCGACGTTGCGTCCCTCGAAATCGCGCTCACCGACTGGGAGCTCATCAAGACCCACGAGGGCTTCCTGCAGCTGCTGCCCACCCCCCGCGTCCTCTGCGCCGCGCAGAACCGCTGGAACGTGGCCGAAATCCTCAAGTCCCAGATGCGCTCGGACACCGCCAACAACACCGCCAACGCCTTCAAGTACACCGAGACCGGCTCGACCATCGACGCCCTGGTATGGGCGTACCTGACCGATCCGGACGCCTGGTTCCTGGTCGCTCCCCCGGAAGAGACCGAAACCCTGTGGCTCGACCGCAAAGCGCCCTACACCAAGGCCGACTACACCGAGAAGAACGAAACCGGCATCGTCTATATGCGGTATCGCTCGGATGTGGGAGCCTACGGATGGCGCGGCGTGTACGGCTCCGCCGGCGCCTAACCTTTTCCCTCCTTTTAAAGGGGGCGCCTCTGTCGAAAGAGGCGCCCCCACTTTTTCAACCCTCCAACATTTCTGACCGAAGAGGAACACGATGCGAGCAACACGACTTTCCAAGCTCTGGCTTAAGGCTCTCCGGACGGACTCCAACACGATTGGCTCCGTTCCCCTGAACTTCACGAAATTGACCGGACAGACCGCGAACTTTGTCGAGGTCCGGGATACCGACGACTCGACCGTCCTGTATTCGGTGGACAAGAACGGCCAGCCGAGTACGCCCCTGAGCGCCCCAACGACCGCCCCCTTAGGCATCATGCAGATGGCGGAAGTATCCGTCACCAACGCTCAGATCAAAGCGCTGCGGGCAACCCCGAAAACTCTGGTAGCGGCACCCGGCGCCGGCCGGATGCTGCAGTTCGTCAGCGCGCAGCTGATCAACAATGGCGGCACCAACGCCCTGACCGAATCCGCCGACAACGCGGCAATCAAGTACACCGATGGGTCGGGATTCGCGGTTTCGCAGACCATCGAGTGCACCGGGTTCATTGACCAGACTGCGGCTACGACCACCAATGCGCTGCCGGCCATCGACACGATTGTGGCTTCGGCAACCGTCGCCAATGCAGCGCTGGTCCTACACAACACTGGGGACGGGGAATGGGGCGGCAACGCCGCGGCTGACGTGACTCTGAAAGTGCGCGTCTTCTACCGCGTCCTGTCCACCACCTAAGGAGCGGGCCCATGAAGACGGTACGCGATACCTTACACCTTCTCCTCGACTCCGCGGTGACCAAGGGGGCCTCATACGCCCCCGCGGCCGCGGACTTCCATCTCGACCGCTATACGGAGCTGGTCGTCACCCTGGCCATTACTTCGGCGGAGCGCGACTCGGCCAACGAGACCTACGACTTCTACCTCATCACCGGGGACGGCCTGAGCGAGTGGGACGTTGTTCACTTCCCCCAGATCGCGACCACCGGCGCCAAAACGTTCACCGCGCGCGTTTCCTCGTTGCTGCTTCCGCAGAACGTCACCACTGCGGCGCCCGGCGTGACGGCTGTGGACTCCGGCACCCTGGCCACGGTAAGCGGCGGCACGAACGCGCCCAAGAGCCTGGCCGCGGGAAGTGTCCGGCATGGGCCTTTTGGCAACATGCTTCGTTATGAGCTGGTCTGCGCCGGCACTATTGTGACCGGCATCGCCTATTCGATTCAGGTCCAGGCGAGGGGCTGAAAAATGCCCTCTATCTTCCGAAATCAACGCGCAGCGAGCAGCACTCCGGTTTGGGATGAGATTACGGGAACCTGGGACGAAGTTCCGGGAAACTTCGATGAAGCGGGGGGCGGCGGAGTAACCGCCTCTCCCTCTCCCAAGCTATTCCGGGTGACTGTCTTCGGCCAGGGCCTGACCTGGGATGACATTCCTGGAAACTTCGACGACATCTCCGGGGATTTCGACACTGCTGGCGGCTCGAGCGCGGGCGCAGCTCCGACCCCCTCCATATTCCGCCGATAGGTGAACATCCATGCTTTTGAAACTCGCACTCGGCATCATCTTATTTCTCGCGCCCGCTCTGGCCCAGATCCAGACCATCAACAATGAGGCGATGTCTACGGCGCGGACGAAGATCAACAACAATTTCTCCTATCTGAGCGCCAGCAAGGCCGGCAACAGTTCGTGCCTCACCGGTCAGTTCGGCATCCAGACGAACACTTCGGGCCTGGTCTGCATCGCTATCCTTGAATCTCATGTAACCGGGCTGGTGAGCGATTTGGCCTCCAAGGCTTCCACCAACTATGTGGATACCGGCCTGGCGTTGAAGCAGTCGAAATCCCTCCATGCCGTGTTCACTAACAGCGGCTCTGCCCTCACCGCGGCCACCGCGTGCGGTATGGCGGTTTCCTCGGGTACGCTCTCTCAAATCACGCTCACGTCGGATGGCACGGCGGGCAACGCCACCGTGAACCTGGCGAGCGAAACGGTATCCCAATACCTGGCGGGAACCTCGGCCACCTCAATGACGAACGGCCACCCTGTTTCGTTTTCAGCAGCGCGCGGAGTTCAGGTCAGCAGCTTTACCGGCTGGACCACCACCACAATCACCGCCGGCCAGGTCTACTGTTTCGCTCTCAGCTCACCTTCTTCGATACTCGGCTTGACCGTGGTTGCCCTCTACTAAGATGCGAAAGAACCTCATAATCCTCTCCCTCCTGGCGGTCCCGGCTTTCGCCGGAATCTATAACGGGACCGTGGTTGGAACTCCCACCTTTGGATCGGCTAAGTTCTCGAATGGCCTCACGGCGGTTTCGGACGCCAACTACATCACCCTGCCCGCTAGCGCGACCACTTTCGGCAGCTCCGCCAGTTGGACCGTCGAAATGTGGGTGACTGCCAGTTCGACCGGACCGCTGGTCGCCGCCGGCGAGTCCGGAGGCACCCCGCTATGGTTGGGAACCGACGGCGCAGGAAACTTCGGCGTCAGCGTGGCGGGATTCAGTGGGGGGGCGATCGTCTCTTCGGGAATCCCCATCAACAATGGCAGCCAGCACCACGTCGCCCTCGTGATGACCTCGGGAACAAGCTTCACTCTCTGGGTCGATGGCGTGCAGGGAGGAGGTTCGCATTCGGGCACCTGGGGAACGCCGACACCGGCCAGCCTCTACATCGGACGCCTGGGCGCTGGCACCGGGTTCGCCTGGGACGGGAAGATTGACGAGCTGGCGATCTGGGATAGCGCGAAGTATACCAGCGGATTCACCCCGCCCAGCTCCGCTTACGCCGGCACGGAAACGAATCTTCGGGCGCTCTATCACCTGGAGTCTGACGGCACCGACTCCGGGGGAGCGGCTCCAACAATGGCTTTCGCCGCATCGTCGCCGACGAAGGTGGGGGCGGGCTCCGCAGGTACCACGCTTACGATCAACGGCACCTCGACGGCCTGGACGTCGGGCACAACCTTCTCCGCTACCGCTGGTACGATTACGGCTCAGAGCGTCAACGCGGGGACGCAGGTAGCGACCTTGACTTACACCGCTCCGTCTTCGGGGCCGGTCACTTTTTCGCAGGATTCAGACGCGGCCACCGCGAGCCTGCCCATCGCCACGGGCACCTATGCCGGAACGACATACGGCAGTCCCACCTTCAGTACCGCCAAGTTCTCGAATGGCCTCACGTCCGTTTCGGACGTCAACTACATCAACTTACCCGCCAGCGCGACCACCTTTGGCAGTGGGGCCTCCTGGACGATTGAAATGTGGCTCACCACCACATCGTCGGGAACGCTGGTTGCGCTGAGCGGGTTGAAACCCTCCATTCCGGTATGGCTTGGCGTGAGCGGCGGCGACTTCGCGGTGAATGTGCCGGGTTTCGGCTCCACCATCACCTCGGGGATCGCGATCAACGATGGAGCGCAGCATCACTGCGCCTTGGTGATGTCGGGAGGGATCAGCTTCACTCTCTGGGTCGATGGCGTGCAGGGAGGCAGCTCGCACTCGGGCACCTGGGGAACGCCGACGCCGGCCCTTGCGACCCTTGGAAACCTGGGGCATGACTTCCTTTGGGACGGGAAAATCGACGAACTGGCGATCTGGGATACTTCTCGCTACACCGGTACCTTCACGCCCCCCAGCTCTGCCTACACCGGAACTGAATCGAATCTTCGGGCCCTTTATCACCTTCAGTCTGACGGGAGCGATGCCACGGGCGCCGGCGGAATGGTTTTGGCGCCGACGGGCGTAATTGCCAGTTCCACAGGTAACACAATCACCGTCACCGGCTCCGGAACATCCTGGCTTTCCGGCACGGTCTTCAGCGCTACGGGTGGAACGATTACTGCCCAATCCGTGAACGCCGGGACCCAGGTTGCGACTCTGACCTACGATGCGCCATCGTCTGGCCCGGTGACCTTTTCGGAGGATGCAGACCTACTGACGGCCGATCTGACGATCAACACCGTCGCTGTGATCGCGCCGGATGACTCGCACATCATCTATTCGCCCTTTAATTGGGTCGTTACCTCGGGTTCAGCGCGGACAGTGAATGCCGGCGCGTATTTCCGGACGATCTTCATTGGAACGCAGTTCAAGGTAACCACCGATACCAGCGCGAATTCGAGCCCATATCCCGAACTCTGGGTGAGGATCGACAATCAGGCCTGGGTTCAGTTCACCCTGAGCGCCGGCAATCCCACGCTGTCACTCGCTACCGGCGTGGACGATCGCAAGCACCTGATTGAGGTCGTCGTAAAAAGCACCTCCATCACTCAGGCCCGCTGGTCCAGCCCCGTGGCGGTAGTGGCAATCACCTCAATATTGGTCGATCCAGGGACCTCGCTATATAGCCCGGTGCGACGAACTAAGAACATCCTGATCTATGGGGACTCGATCACCGAGGGCGTGCTAACCGTGAACCTGACTGCCCCCAACGACACTGATCAGGACGATATTCTTGGCGCGTACTCATGGGGCCTCACGCAACTCGACGCCGAAGTGGGGATCGTCGGATTCGGCGGGCAGGGGGTTAACGCCGCTGGCGTGGGTTCGGTACCCGCTCTCACCAGCGCCTACAATTTCATCTATTCGGGGGCATCTCGGAGCTTCAGTTCCCCAGCACCCAACCTCATCATCTACAACCTGGGCACGAACGACGGCAGTTCCATCACCTCAGGACTCACCACGGTAGCGAATGCGATCCTGGCGGCGGCGCCGGCGGCAAGGCAGGTGATCCTGGTCCCGTTCAACGGAACCCATGCAAGTGACATTGCCGCTGCGGTATCCGCGGTCGGCAATGCCCTGGTCACCTCGCAATCGACTACCGGATGGTGGACCCCGGACGGCAACGATCCGGACGTCACGCACCCATTGAATTATGCCGGTGCCGGACTGATCGCGCCCAGGCTTCTGGCGGCCGTGATTCCGATTCTGTATCCAGGGGGCGGGGGCAGTACCGCAACGGTGGGGGTAGTCTACTGATGACCTATGGAGATCTGAAACTTCGGATGACCCAGCAGTTCCCGGGAGTCTCGCTCGATCTGATCGAGGGGTGGATCGGAGACCGCTACGCCGAAATTCTGGGAGAGCTCCCCTGGTCGCGGCTACAGGTGCAGTCCGTGCTCGAGGTCCCGG